TTAATCCTTATGTTTTAACTTATACAAACATTTTAGGAGGTCAATCACAATTATACTTATTTAAAAAGTCAACTATAAGCAACGAATACAAATCGAGTGAATATAACTTAGCAGGTAGTAAGCAAGTATTTAATAAAAACGGAGTTCAAAGTTTTAAATTAAACACTGGTTGGATTAGTGAGGATGTAGTTAGAGCAATCAGACAAATCATGTTGAGCGAAAATTTAGTTTTAAATTCTTCAGACTCAGAAATATCAACTTCAGTAGTTTTAAAAAATAGTTCGTTTATAGAAAAAACAAATTTAAACGACAAAGTATAATTGTGATTGACCTCCTAAAATGTTTGTATAAGTTAAAACATAAGGATTAAATTTAGGCTCACATTCTGGAGTAACTTCATCCATGTAAAATGTTACCCAATCACCTTCAACATCAGCTTGCAATTCAAAAGAATTTCCTTGTGCAAAATCACCAGAATAATAAGTAGATTTTGGAATGCTTAAATATTTAATTCCTGTATCTGTATAATCTACAACTTCATCGTATGTATCTGTAAAATATCTAACTCTTAAATTAGGATAACTATCAAAATCAAAAATTATATCTATTTTCAAACCTGTTAAAGAATCATTTATAAAAGGGTCTGGAGTTAAATAATATCTTTTATCAACAAAACTTTCTAAAACATAATAACCCTCAAAAGAAATTCCGTATCTATTACCGATAAACTCAAATATTCTTGAAACAGGAATAGCAGGGAACAAATCTGAATATACAACCGAACGATTTAAAGTACCTCCTATTGTAACATCGTTAGCAGTTCCTGTTAAATACTCATACCTACGATTTGAATTTATAATAGGGTATCTAACATCATCTAATATAGAACCATTTATACGCCCTACTACTTCACCATAATTATAAATGTGATTTAAACTTGAGTAATCTAAAACAGTTAATTCCTCTTCTTTAAATAAGTCTTTTAATTGTTTGGTTTTTCCATAAAAAGTAATCGTAAAACTTTCTATTTCATTTTCTTTTTCGTTTGCCTTTTCAATTTGTATTTGTCCGTTACGAAATGGAATAGTATCGAGTTCGATTTTAGCATCGTATCTAATTCTATGGTCGAATGTATCGTTAACAATTCCGTTATCATTCCAATAGTTAAAAATAATATTACACTTGAATGAGCCGCAAGTACTATTTCATCATCTTCATTAAAATATGTGTATATTGTAGTTGTTACAATCATAGATATAAACGATGCAATAAAAAAAATTACTAATAAAAGTTCCATATTGTTAGATTTAAGTTATTAATAAAAAATTGATAATACATGACTTTACACTATTTAATTTCTGTCTATAGTGTTCTGTACTTTATTCTTTTTGATTTGATTTCTAATCCTTATCAATTATATATTTCCTGCCATGATTCCCCTTAATTGCGCAAAAGTTGAATGAATAAGCTCAGTCCATTTCATCTAGGCACTTAGTTCCTAGGTATGTATTATCAATTTAGTTGCCATCCCTATTCAGATTACTCTGCTTACCCTTTGGAAGTAAGTTATGATAGATTACAACTCTGCTAATAAGTTGATTATTAGCAGAATATACCAGTTTATTCCCACATAGATTGAATTCCTTTCAAGAATTCGATATCTTTTTTGTGATTTTCCAAAGCTTCCGTAGCTTCTTCTAAAGCATCTCTTGCTTCAAAGATATTACGGATGTATTGGTCCTTATACTCAATAAGGCTTCCTCCATTGACAATTGCTTTGTTCAAGTTTTCTTCAGCAGTTTCAACTGCTTCTTCCAATTCAAGAGTTGTTGCATTTTTTACTGCAACTTGTGCAGTTAAAATGGAATCACTCTTTCTTTGAATTTTTGCAGATTTAGCTGTTGCGTCGTCACCTGTGATGATTGCTACTAGCAATCCTAATAAAGAAACTTTTTTCATGATATAAAAATTAAATTAAAAATTAATGAATATTTACCATAGGCTCTACTATAGTAGTCCTTTTGGATTTTTTTTGTCTAATTGGAATGATTTCTTCTGAAGATGATGAAGTATCTTCAACAAAATGTTGATAACGGGTATTTTCATCTCTCACTATGTATAGTCCATTATCTAATAAGATACCTGTTCTACTTCCATTAACCTCTTTTATAACTCCTTTATCCCCAATATTAGCTTGTCCTGTAATAGGCATAAAATCTTTAGCATAAGTACAACCTCCTCTATTAGTACATACAATTCTTTGTCCTACTTTATAACCATAAGAAGAGGATTTCTCAATTTGTCTGTCAAGAGGTTTAAAGTATTGATAATTTCTAACTACAAAACCTCCTTTATCTAATAGAATTTCAGTATAATCACCATTAACACCTGTTATAACACCTTTATCTCCTTTAACACATTGAACAAGATTAGGAGTATAAAACTCCCTTGTAGATCTTACACCCCCTGGATTAGTCATTTCAATTCTATCTCCAATATTATAACCATAAGAAGAACTAGTGATAACTCCACTACCTTTAAAAGAAGTATCTGGTTTTGGTGAAGCTACTAAAGGTTGAAAATACTCCCAAGCTTCATCTTCATCTCTAATTACAAAAACACCTTTATCAAGATAGATTTCTGTTTTACTACCGTTAAATCCTGTTATAGTACCTTCATCTCCAACTTTAGCATAAGTATTAGGATTAGTTTTTAGACCACTTTCTTCTGAAGAATTTCTTAAAATACCTCCTTCATTTGTAATTCTTATCTTAGTCCCTAAAATATAATTAAATTCTGAGGGTCTTACAGCCCCACTACCTTTTTCAGGTTTACTTGTTATTTTAGACTTTATTTCAGCCCATGTACCTTTCCAAAATACCATTTTATTAGTTTCTGTATCTATTATATTAAAATCATATATTTCAAATCTACCACTACTTGTGGATGTCATTACACTATAAGGAGATATAAATTCTGTGCCTTTAGGGTAGTTTAATTCAGCTTTTAAAATATCATCTGAAGATAGTTGTACTAATACAGGTTTATTATGCATTTGGTATATAGCTATTTCATCTGAAGTAGCATATCTCCAATTACAAATATCTTTAAATTCATACGTAGAACTTCCATTAACATCTCCATAACAATCCTTTTCTACCTTTAAATAGTAATAATCGTGCCTTACTTTAAATATATGTCCTTTTGGAAAAGAAGGATTTCCTGTGGTTAGTATTACTACATACTCCCCTGCTAAAAATTCTGTTTTAACAGATTTATTAGATTCAACTAATTCAAAGGCTTCATAAGTATGAAAGAATGATTTACTTTTTAAAGTTATTGTATTTGTTTCTACAGTCTCTACAGTATAAACTTCAGCATATCCTAACTCATCTCCATCTATCCACTGTAAATCTGTATATATCTCAGTTTTTAATTTTACTTTATCTCCAATTTGAAAAGGATTGGGAAATACATCTTTAATACTTGTTAGTGAATATAAAGGATTATTAGTATAGCTACGTATAAATTTACCACTTTCAATATGTATATAAGGAGTGTTACTATCATAAGCAGCACTCATATACTGTCCATTTGAGATTAATGTTCTAATTTTATACCAATCTCTTACGTTATCACATTTTATTATTGGCATTGTCTATAAGTATTAAGATTAATAAATAAGTAGCTACAGTTAAAACAATACATAGTAATAAGATACTAGCAGGTTCAATATTAAGAGCAAATAATACATTTGCACCTAATGTCAGTGTAGTACATATAATATATATTATACCTAAAAAATATAAATGATTTTTTACTCTTTTCATTTGATTAAATTTAAGTTATTTTACGAGTTATTACTTGTTTGTAGTATTCTCCTTGTTCTAGGAGATTACCACGTAATTTCCAACCTTGTTGTAATTTAGCATTTACTTTCTCTACTAATTTTATTAGAGTAGAGGCATAAACTATTTCATACTCTTTCATATTATTTATGTATTAGAGTTTGATAGAGTGTTCCATTAGCACTAATATGTGCATTTCCTACTAATTTCCAACCTTGTTTTAATAACATTTCTCCTTCTTCTTCAAATTGTTTTTTAAATAAGGCACCATAAGTCACTAATTTATATTTCATTGTACTTTTTGATTATTATTTTATTTGTCATGTAAACACAATGCCATACACAATACTACTGATACAATTCAAATTGATACACTATATGTTTTTGCAAATTGTCATCTTCTATCAAATAATCGTACCTACCTATTTCAATAATTGTAGCTGGTGTATGTACAGTCAATTTGCTGTGGGTTGATATTTTAACTCTATCACCAACTTTAAATCGTTTTTGTAATGGAGTGCTGTATCCCCACTTATTTTTACAAAGGAAATACCCCCACTTATCATTACATAACTTAAACATTTTCACGTGAATAATAAAGTTAAAAGAAGATCATCCTCAACTCTTAGTGCTATGAAACAAGCACTAGCAGACATGAGAAGATCACATGTAAAGACACAAGTACTAAGTATGAGTACTGCAATCCTAGCTTACGCAGGGAAATTATAATGTGTCTCGACAGCCTTATGAATAATAGTAATAAGGCTGTTTATCTTTGTATAATATCACACAGTAATTACCCTAACCTATACTTACAACAATAACTTATATTAATCTTTAAAATCTTTTATTATGTCAAAATTTGTAACTGTAGTAGCACATCCAACAACAGGCGAAGTTATCACTAAATCAACCTCAAAACCAGACTTTGGTACTATCAGAGTTGACTCTGAAACCAAATCATTTGAAAATGGTTTTATCAATGTTAGCAAAAGAACTGCGTTTTTACGTGGTAAACTTGTTGACCTTGAATCTTTAGGGTTAAGTGCAGGCAGTAAATTGCCAGGTCAAATTGTGAGACAAGAAAGCTTCAAACCATTCTTCGTAGCAGGAGAAAGTGGAGCTGACAAAACACAAGAGCCCAAAATCAATCCTACTACTAAAGAAGTAGTTTTGAAAGACAACAGACCAGTGTATATGCAACAAGTGTTCACTCAAGATTTGGATGCAAGTCCTTATCAATGGTTAGGGGAAGAAATTACTGTTCCTGTACAGGAAGAAGGTACGTTATAGTATCCAGTGATTATAATTGGGGGTAGAGAAATCTATCCCCTTTTATTATGGAGTTCCTCACTTATAACCTTTTTTAAGGTTTATGAGTGGATATCTAACAAGGATGATACATATGAAGAGCCTTGAGAATGAGTTATTTAAGTGTTGTAAATTAACATATGTTAAGAAATATGAAAATATTTTGATATTTTATGTTAAAATATTTGGAATTGTCAGAAAATTTCCGTTCCTTTGCGTAATGAAATAACGTAGATATGAACATATGAAAGACATTGATAATCAATTAAGTAAAGAAGAGGAGTTTGAAAGAAAAGTAAGACTATATCACTTCAGAAGAACTAAATATAGACCAGGGTTAGTTTCTTTAACGAGTTTTCTTAAAAATAAAGAAGAATTAACAGAAGAATACATAAACCTTTTAAGTATAAAATTAAAGATACCAAAAGAGAGAATAATAAGTGCCATAGCAAAGGAACATCCATTTTAACATTACCGTCATAAAAGACATCACCCTGTCAAAGTTACCTTTTCTATTATATAGTATTAATTCTTCTAGTAATCCAGGAGAATCAATAGTATCTAAATTTAAGATAGCATTTCCATTTTCATCATAATCTCTTACAGTTAATAGCCAATCTTTTATGTATTTTTCTCCTCCATCTTTTAATTGATCATTCATATGACAACCATATACTCTAGCTACACGAGAATTTTTTACATTTTTTGAGATTACTGTATCAGGTTGTAAAGCTAATTGATTTAATCTTTTAGTTCTTCTAAAATAGTTTTTAACATGTGTAACTTCATTTTCATACATTATTTCTGCATTATATAATTCCCCTAACATAGAAGCTATTCTATTTACATCATCAGCTTCTTGGGGTCTTCCCACATATTCTTCTACTATTATATTATTTTTAAAAGAAAAATCAGAGTCACCTTTATATACTATTATACTATTTAAGGAAGTTCCTTGGTCCTGTCTAACAGGGTCATACCCTATTTTATAGAGACCTTTTGGAGGATTATCTACTGGATATTCATATATAACCACAGCTCCATTTAGATTCTTAGTTTTCGGTACATAGTGAAATAAAGGTTCTAGTTTACCTGTTAAATCAGGTTTTGCTTTTATTTTACCATCTTCTCTTTGTAATATTACAGGTGTACCTTTCTTTAAATAAGTTTTTTGTGCAGTTACAACATTCAATCTATTTCTTAGTTCTACTACAGGAAAATTATTAGTTGATACAGTTAAAAATGCTTCTGAAGGTCTTAATGGAAATTCTTGTATATGTCCTTGTATAACAGTTGAAGAAGAGGCTATCTCAATTATCCTTTGTCTTCTTTCATTTTCGTATTCGGTAGCACCTTCTATATCTGAGTTTCCTTGCTCATCATAAAATCCTTCCATATTCATATATACAGGATGGAAAAATCCACATACTGTATTATCTGCATTCTCATCCCAGATATTCATAAAAGGCATTAATCTATATGCTATAGGATTATAAAACATATCTGCATAATCTACTGTTCCACTCTCCATATCCCCACCAGTTCCAAATATTAGTATTTGTCCTGTTAAGAATGTACCTGCTGTTAAGGCAGGATAGATTGCATTATAAGCTTCTTTTAAATTTGGAAATGCTCCTGCTTCTTCTAATAATACTATTTTAGCATCTTTACCCCTGGCAGCATCTGGATTATCTTTAAAAGTTAATGCAAATATTTCTGATTTATAACCTTTTTCAATTTTAACTCCATTCTGGTGATACTCAAAAGAAGCTCTTTTATGATCTATTTTATCTACATAATCTCTAGATTTTGCCCAACCTGTATGCTCATTTAAAAAATTTAAATAATCTGAAGCCATACCCATTGTACCTTTTGGATACAAGAACTTCTTTTCAAAAGCTCCAATTACAATTTGGGCATTCCTAGTAGTATTATAAATATTACTACATACTGCTCCATTTTTATATGAGTATCCCTTTCTTCTAGATTTTCCTACTATAACATGATAACCTCCTTCTAAGTGATCAAGATGTGGTTTAACTTGTAAACCTAATCTATCTAATATTTTAGTGGAAATAAAATCTCTTTTTTCTTTTAGTTGGAAATATTCTTCTGATTTTATAAAATCTTTATCGTGTTTTTTCTTTAGTTTTATTTCTTTAGCTATAGCTCTATAATTATCTTTTTCTTCAATTGTAGTAGGAACTTGAGAGTTCTTACTATATAAACCATTTCTAGCTATTTCTAATGCCCAAAAATAATCATAATCTCCATCCCAAAAATCTGGGTTCTTAGTTTCTTTTTCTGCTACTATAGAATCCTCATCTTCTAAATCTTCTTTTACTATTTGTATTTGAGTAAAATTTAAATAAGAATAATGATGCCCAGTAATTTTATGTATGTTTCCTTTATCATCTAGAACAGAATATCCTTCTGTACATCTTTTTAATTGTTCTTCCCAATACATTAGCCAATCTGGACTATTAATAGGTGCAGTAGTATAAACCCCTGTTTTTTGAAATTTAAGGGCTTCTTGTCTGAATACTGAAGAATCTATCCATTTTTTATTTTCTCTAATCTGTTGTGACATAATAAATTGATGAGTCAAAATCTCTTATATATACTAAAGTCTTTCCTTCTATTTGTATTTCTTCAATAAAATTTTCTCTGAATATTACTTTACTTAATTGTAAATGATTTAAAGATTCATGTGTAAATAATATTGTACCTGAATTAGGCTTTATTGGTGTATAATCTAATACTAATTTTAAAGGATTTTCTTTTGTAAAATCTCTTTCTACTATAATTGCATTCTTTGGTAATATTATCATATTATGTTCTTATATAACTTAATCTATAAATTGTTTGTGATATTAGAGTTTGTACTTCATCTATTTGATTCTGTAAAAAACTCTCTTTGTATTTTACTCTTAATCCTTCTACTTTCCTATATAAATCTTTAAAGTAAGCTTTTGGATCAGCTATACAGCAAGATTCTTCTACACAAATATCTGCTACTGGATATAAAATTAGAGATGTTTCAATAAAGCCATCTATTAAGTCTATAAGTTCTTCATAAAATTTTTGTAATGCTTTATGTGTAGCTAAAGTACCATCTCTATTTAAGAGATGTGTAATGTGTGCATCATTTCTAGCTTTAAATAATAAAGCTGGTAAGTTTGTTTGTTCTTCTTTAGGTTGTTCACCAAACAGTGAACCTAATCCTTCTGATTTTGCCATAATTATTCTTCAAATGGGTTAATTTGTTTGTTACCTCTTGTTCTTGTTTGTTCAAATAATTCTTGTTCTACTTTTTCTTTCATAGAGTGAAGATTATTTAGTACTTTATCTGTATTAGATATTGCCATTACTATTTCATTAGGTTTATATAATGGTACATCTTTTGAGTTTCTTTCATTCATATTAAAAGTATCAAAGAAACTTTTTAATTTTTCTGCTCCTCTTAATACAGACATATAATATGAATATGTTGCTGAGCCTTCTTTTTGTAATTCTATTATTTTAGCCAT